AACGGGAATGGCAAGGGCTGACGGAAGATGAGCGCGATACGATTTTGAGATCAGAGAGCAGCATCTTTGACATGACCGAAGCTATTTTAAAAGCCAAAAACACATGACCCCTGAAGAGCGCGAAAAGGCTATTAAGCGCAAGCCGTGGAAGTTCTGCCGCAAGTGCAAGTGCGACATCAAGTCGCCAACTCAATACTGCTATGACTGCTACAAGGGTCATAACTTTACCGCCAGCCCGTATGGGCTTATCAACGCAAACAAGGCGTTTAAATTCGTACCCTCGGAGAACAGATGATGACTGTATTTGAACTGATTGAAGCCAACGGGCTGACCCTGCATGGCGACATTGAACACTTTGCCGAGCTGGTGCGTGAAGACGAGCGCAAACGAGTAACCAACATGTTGCTGTATATGCACAACAAAGCTGCTGCGTATCACAACTATTACAAGCACGCGGCGATTGAATTGAACCGTAAAACTGGTGAAGGAGAATTAGTATGACTGCATCTTTATACAACTGTGGACACTGCGGTAGACCGCAAATCGTGGGAAGCCCTTGCCTGTGCTGGAGGCAGGGCAACGAGATGATTTCAATTGAGAAGTTGGGCGTGGCAGTCAGCGACTTTATCGGCCAGCATGGGTTGGTATGGTCTGACGCTTTAGTTGAAGCGTGGCAAGAAGCCGAGGCGGACTACACGGATGAGATGACCCGTGCAATGGCACAGCCAGCCGTACCAGATGCCATTGGGCCAAACGAGGACGAACTTCCTGCATATGCAGCGGGTTGGAACGACTGCCGCCAAGCAATGCTGAAAGCGAGGGAAGCATGAAACCAACAAACAAACTGCGCTTTGTTGAGCGCACTGAGCCAATAACCGAGACCACAGGAAAACGGGTTCGCATCCTCCAGCAATGGTGGGCTTTTGATGAGCTGTTTGAAGACGTGGAAATTGGTGACTGGCGCGATGTGCCAGTGGAGGCAGAAGAAAAAGAGGAGAAGCCATGACTGAAGAAGACGAAGAATTCAATCGCATTGAGCGTGAAGCTACCATGCGTATGAAAGCCGTATCTGCAACCACTAAAACACAAACTATGAGAACCAACACCACGGCTTCACTGCGCACACTGCTAAGAGTCAACCCTGACGGGCTGGATGTTGGCACAATGGCCAACCATCTTGAGCGTGAGCCCAGCAACATTCGTAAACTACTCAGCACAATGCCTGACGCATACATCGACAGATGGGTGCGCCAAAGAGGTAACCCGCCGACAGCCGTCTGGTGTGTCGTTGTACCACCAGAGAATTGCCCCAAACCCGAAAACCAAAGAAGGAGAAAGTGAAATGGAACAAAACGTAAACGGAGTAACTGCTGATGACATCCAAGTCAGCGGCAACCACTACAAGGACATGCCGATCCAGCCGTGGCACATCATGGAGGCCGTGCTGACGCACGAGGAGTTCATCGGTTTCCTCAAGGGCAACGTGATTAAGTACAGCCTGCGTGCTGGGCGCAAGGACGGCAGCGATGACGCTGGCAAGGCCAAGCACTACATGCAAAAACTCAAGGAGGTGCAGCATGGCTGATACCCCCGAGAAGAAGGTCAAGAACGCAGTGCGCAAGATGCTGGACCGCTTGGGCATCTACTACTTCATGCCTCCGGGCATGGGGCTTGGGCGCTCGGGGATACCCGACATCATCGGTTGCAAGAACGGCAAGTTCATTGCCATCGAGTGCAAAGCCGGTAAGGGCAAGGTAACTGCGCTGCAAGAGCGTGAGTTGCTCGCAATCTGTAACGCTGGCGGGTTCACGTTCGTGGTGAACGAGACCTGCCTTGATGAACTTGAAATGAGGATACTGCTATGGATAAGCTGACACAAGACTCGTGGGACAAAACAATAGCGGCCTTGAGCAACAGCGATGAGGGGCTGCGCGATCACTTCGGGAAGTTGATCCTGCTGCTGGCCAAGTGCTACAACGAAAACACCCCCCACAAAGCCGTTGTGATCATCGACACTGGGGAGTCACTGATGACGTTCTGCGCTGGCGCTGACGAGATGGAGTGGACCGAGATGGTCGGTCACGCACACGATATGGCGCAAGCAATGCTGCTGCGCGATGCACCACCCAAGGAGATGTTTAATTGAGCGCACCATACAACCGCATCATTGCCGTGGACTTTGAGACACGGTGGGACAGCAAGGACTACACGTTGTCGAAGATGACAACAGAGGAGTACATACGTGATGTTAGATTCAAAGCATTTGGGTGTTGCTTCCACGAGTATGGAAGTTCTGATCCAATCGTGTGGGTTGGAGGACGCGACCTACCTGAGTACGTTGATGGAGTGGACTGGAGCCGAACCGCAGTGCTTGCCCACAACGCACAATTCGATGTTTCAATTTTATGCTGGCGGTACGGAATTGCCCCCGCCTTCATCTTCGACACGCTATCGATGGCGCGAGCTATGCGCGGCGTTGAAGTTGGCAACAGTCTCGCCAGACTTGCAACAGATTTTGGTCTTCCCGAAAAAGGGAGAGCCGTACATAACACGAACGGTCTCATCAAACTATCACCTGACGTGGAGTTTGAACTTGCGGAATACTGCAAGCACGACGTGTTCTTGTGCGAAGAAATCTTCGAGAGACTGATCCCCGGCTACCCCGCCAAAGAACTGCGCCTGATCGACATGACCTTGCGCATGTACACCAACGCCTGCCTTGAGCTCGACCGGGAGATGCTCATCAAGGCGCTATCAGAAGAAGGAGAAAAACGTGAAGGCTTACTTAAACAACTCGGCATCGAGGAATCTGCGCTTGCGTCGAACCCTAAGTTTGCGGAGGTACTCACGCTCATGGGCGTCAATCCCCCTACGAAAGTCAGTAAAACAACAGGCAAGGAGGCGTTTGCTTTCGCAAAGAATGACGCGCTATTTCAAGCGCTGCTCAACGGTGGGCGTGAAGACGTTGCCCTTCTTTGTGAGGCGCGTCTTAGGGTCAAGTCTACAACCGAGCGCACGCGTGCGCAGCGGTTCTTGGACATATCGGGCAGGGGTCCGCTCCCGGTACCGCTTAGCTACTACGGTGCAGCTACGGGCCGCTGGACTGCGGCCAAGGGCAGCGCCATCAACATGCAAAACCTCAAGCGAGGTTCGTTCTTACGCAAAGCAATCATGGCACCGCTGGGGAGCCAGCTTGTGGTCGGGGACCTTTCACAAATTGAACCGCGAGTCCTCGCGTGGTTGGCGGATTACGAAGATATGCTCGACATCTTCCGGTCTGGCAGTGACGCTTATGCCGCTTTCGGTGCTCAGATGTTCAACATACCCGGCCTTTCAAAAGAAAGTCATCCAGACCTTAGACAATCTGCAAAGTCGGCACTGCTTGGCTGTGGGTACGGGCTTGGTTGGGCGTCTTTCGCTGCCCAGCTTCTCGTTGGATTCCTTGGCGCTCCTCCCGTACGCTACGATAAATCGTTTGCGAAGAAGCTCGGTGTGGACGCCGCCTACATCGACCGTTTCGTTGGGTGGGACGAGAATGTTAAGAAGCTCCGGGAGATTCCCCACACCTGTACGGAACGTGAGTTGCTGATCCACTGCGTCGCGGCCAAGAAGATCATCGACATCTACCGCAGCACAGCGCACCCGGTGGTGAGCTTCTGGGATATGTGCAGCAAGCTGATGGAGAAGTCGCTTTACGGCGGCGAAGAGGTGGTGTATAAATGCGTTACGTTCAGAAAAGAAGAGATCGTCTTGCCCTCGGGCATGACCCTCAAGTATCCGAACTTACGTAACGAATACGACAAAGAAACAAAGCAACGCAATTGGGTGTACGGGGAAGCAGGCGTCAAGCCTACCAAGCTGTACGCGGGGAAGATAACAAACAACATTGTGCAGGGAACTGCGCGTGTGGTGATGACAGACGGCATGCTACGGGTGGACAAGAAGTACCCCGTGGTGGGCACAGTGCATGATGAGTTGCTCTGTGTCGTGCCTGACGCTGAGGTCGAGGGAGCCAAGGACTGGGTGCTGGAGCAGATGATTGCACAGCCCAAGTACATGCCCGGCATCCCGCTGAACTCAGAGGTCGGTGCACACCGCCGTTATGGACTGGCAAAGGGGTGATATGACTTACGCAGAGTTTTGGGGGTTTGTATATGACGAGTGCATGTACGAAACCATATACGACGACTCCGATGGACGCGCCATCGTTGTCATCCGGATGCTGGACCTTTGGGGTCTGGCCAACAAATTTAAACAGAAGGAGAAAGCAAATGAAGCAACTGACACTACCCAAGAAGATCAAAGTGGGGGACAACTGGTACAGCGTGGAGATCGCGGAAGCGATGCGTGAGCGTCTGTACATGGGTGAGGTGCACTACGCCAAGCGCACCATTACCTTGGCGCGTAAGTCGTACCACGGCATACCGCTCAAACTCTCGGCCCTACAGGAGACGTTCTGGCATGAGCTGACGCACGCCATCCTTGAGAGCATGGACCGCCCTGACCTGAACAACGACGAGAACTTCGTCGAAGAGTTCAGCAACAGGCTCAGCAAAGCAATTCAATCTGCGAGGTTCTGATGACAGTCAAATGGTCACACTCTGCGCTCAAGGACTACGAAGGTTGTCCCCGGCGGTACAACGAAGTGAAGGTGCTCAAGAACTTCCCGTTCACTGACACACAAGCTACGCTGTACGGCAAGGAGCTGCACTCGGCCGCCGAGCACTACATCAAGGACGACACGCCACTGCCGCCTCAGTTTGAGTTCGTCAAGGACATGCTCGATGCGCTCAAGGCCAAGCCCGGTCGCAAGCTGTGTGAGCACGAGATGGGCGTCACGTCCGACCTGCGCCCTTGCGGGTTCATGGACAAAGATGTGTGGGTGCGCGGCATTGCCGACTTGCTCATCATCGACGATGACAACTTGACAGCTCGCGTGGTGGACTATAAAACGGGCAACAACAAGTACCCTGATCGGGAGCAGCTACGGCTGATGGCTTTGATGGTGTTCGTGCACTTCCCGCACATCCGCAAAGTCAGCGGTGGTTTGCTGTTCGTGGTCAAGAATGACTTGGTCAAGGCCAGCTTCTTGCGCGGTGAAGCCGAGGAGTACTGGTGGGATTACCGGACACGCGTCGCCCGCATTGAAAAGGCGCATGAGACCGGGGTATGGAACCCCAAGCCCACACCGCTATGCGGGTGGTGCGTTGTTAAAACCTGTGAACACAACCGAAAGAGAGATTGATATGGCACAAGACCCCAGCAAACGGAACTACAAAAAAGAATACGCCGAGTTCCACGGCAAGCCCGACCAAGTGGCCAAACGAGGTGCGCGAGTGAAAGCCCGCCGCATCATGGAGGCCGAGGGCACAGCCAGCAAAGGCGATGGCAAGGATGTGGATCACATCAAGCCGCTCAAGAGTGGCGGTACATCCGCCCGTGGCAACTTGCGAATGCGCAGTGTTGCAAAGAACCGCGCCAGTTCAAAATAATTACACGGAGAAGTAATGGACATCATCGACAACAAGGCCGTTGTCTTCAGAACGCGCAATCCCGACAAGTACCGCATCATCCCCAAGCACAAAGTCATCGAGCGTGATGATGGCAGCTTCGATGTTGCTGTGTACTGGGGCTTGGACGAAGCGCGTGTTCTGAAGAACCTCGGCGTGAAAGACATTCAGTCGCCCATCACTCGGCGCTATGACTGGCCGGGGCGTTACAAGCCGATGGCCCACCAAGTGGACACCGCATCGTTTCTGACGATGCACAAGCGTGCGTTCTGCTTCAACGATCCCGGCACAGGCAAGACGCTTGCGGCGCTGTGGGCCGCTGACTACTTGATGAAGCTGGGCTTTGTGCGGCGTGTGTTGATACTGTGCCCACTGTCGATCATGCACTCAGCATGGCTCAGTGATCTGAACAACAGCATCATCCACCGCTCGGCCATCGTGGCGCATCACACCAAGTCATCACGCCGCATCGAGATGATCCAGCAGGACTACGAGTTCGTGATCTGCAACTATGACGGGCTGAACCTGATTGCCGATGAGGTCATCAACGACGGCCGCTTTGATCTGGTGATTGTCGATGAGGCCAACGCCTACAAGACCGTGACCACCAAGCGCTGGAAGACGCTCAAGTCGATCCTCACGCCCAAGACCCACCTGTGGATGATGACGGGCACACCCGCCTCGCAGTCACCTGCTGATGCGTACGGGCTGGCCAAGCTGGTCAACCCCGACAACGTGCCGCTTTTCTACACAGGATGGCGTGACTCGGTGATGAACAAGATCACGCTGTACAAGTGGGCCCCCAAGCCTGATGCGCGTGACCGGGTGTTCAATGCGCTGCAGCCAGCGATCCGGTACTCCAAAGACCAGTGCCTTGACTTGCCGCCAGTGATGACGCTTACCCGTGAGGTGCCGCTGACTCCGCAGCAAGCCAAGTACTACAACCTGCTCAAGGACCAGATGCTGGTGCAAGCCGCAGGAGAGGTCATCACAGCGGTCAATGCCGCTGCTATGCTGAGCAAGTTGCTGCAAGTCAGTTGCGGCGCGGCGCTCACGGACACCAAGGAGGTGGTGGAGTTTGACGCGGGCCCACGGCTTGGCGTGCTGGAAGAAATTCTGGAAGAGACCTCCCGCAAGGTCATCATCTTCGCGTTGTTCCGCGCCAGCATCGAGACCATCCAGAAGCACCTGACATCCAAGGGAATCACCAACGAGTGCATCCACGGCGGCGTGTCTGCGAACAAGCGCGGCGACATCATCCACCGCTTCCAGACCGACCTTACCCCAAGGGTGCTGGTGATGCAGCCACAGGCCACAGCGCACGGCATCACGCTGACTGCCGCTGACACCGTGGTGTTCTACGGCCCGTTGATGAGCGTTGAGCAGTACATCCAGTGTATTGCCCGTGCCGATCGCAAGGGGCAGGACTCCGACAAAGTGACAGTTATCCACATCCAGAGCTCCCCCGTGGAGTCCAAGATGTTCAAAGCCCTCGGTGCGAAAGTAAGCGATAGCAGTTTGTTGACCGAGATGTTCACTTTGGAGATTAACTCGTGACGGAAGAACTTACACGTGAGTACCTGCTAACAAAGTTGGCGTATGACCGCAGCACAGGATTCTTCACATGGCGCGAAACCAAGGGGCGTGCGCGTGCAGGCATGCGTGCGGGCAACACCAACTGGAACGGCTACAGACGAATAAAAGTAAGTGGTCGCTTCTATGCAGAACACCGTTTGGTGTGGCTTGTCGAGCACGGTGAATTCCCCACACAAGAGATCGACCACCGAGATCGTGTGCGCGGTAATAACCAAATAGACAACCTTCGTTTGGTGTCTCGAAAAACAAACATGGAGAACACCGGCACAAACACACGCAACAGCTCGGGTTTCAAGGGCGTTGGCTTTTCAAAAGCCACGCAGAAGTGGCGTGCGTTCATTGGGCACAACGGAAAAATAAAAGCGTTGGGGTATTTCCCTACGCCCGAACTGGCACACGCGGCATACCTAGAGGCCCGCAAAAAATTTTTTGAAATAAATTCTTGAAAGGGGGTTGCGCCAAGAAAAAAGCCATGTAAACTGTATAACGCTTGACAAAAAACACAGGAGAAAGCAATGACTGAAGACATCGAAGAAGCACCGGAAGTCGAAGCAATTCCGCTCGACAAGCTGGTCGCCATCCACGCCAAGATCAAGGCCAAGCAAGCCCAGCTCGACAAAGCGCTGGCTGACCTTGAAGAACAGCGCGAAGCAATTCGCCTAGCCATCAAAGACCAGATGAAGGCCCTCGGCCTGACATCGGTCAAGACTTCCTCTGGAACCGTGTCGTTGATGAAATCGACGCGCTACAACACGCAGGACTGGGACTCGTTCAAAGCATTCGTGCTTGAGCATCAAGTCGTAGACCTGTTGGAAAAGCGCATCGCCCAATCCAACATGGCGCAGTTCTTGGAAGAAAACCCCGGCGTTCTGCCGCCGGGTTTGAACTCAGTCACTGGGTTCGACATTCGTGTAACCCCCATCCGAAAGTAACGCAATCATGAGTAACATTACGCTTTTCAATTCGTCCAACGTCCCCGCATTTGCTCGTAACAACGAGTTGTCTGACACAGCCAAGGCCCTGACGGGCGGCGGTGCTGGTGTATCGACCAAGCGCATCTCCATCAAAGGCGGCGTGTTCCGTCTGGTGGCAGGTGGCAAGGAAGTCGCCGCCATCGAAGACCGTCACCTTGACATCATCATCGTTCGCGCTGCCCCCAAGGTCAGCCGCATCTTCTACGCTGGCGCTTACAACGCTGACGCGATCGTGCGCCCTGACTGCTGGAGCAACGACGGCGAGAAGCCTGATGCAAGCATCACAGCCCCACAAGGCGCTACTTGCATGGGTTGCCCACAGAACGAAGCCGGTTCCGGTAACGGCAACAGCCGTGCCTGCCGCTTCCAACAGCGCCTTGCTGTTGTGCTGGCCAACAACCCTGAAGGCGATGTGCTGCAACTGACACTCCCCGCTACCAGCATCTTCGGCAAGGAAGATGGCGACAAGCGTCCCCTGCAAGCCTACGCCCGCTTCTTGGCAGCGCAGACACCTCCGGTTAATCCCGAGCAGATCGTCACGCGCATGAAGTTCGACACCAAGGCCGAGGCTCCCAAACTGTTCTTCGCGCCTACGCGCTGGCTGACAGACGACGAGTACCCGATCGCTGTGTCGCAAGGCGACTCTGACGATGCCAAGAAGGCTGTGACCCTCACCGTGGCTCAAGCTGACGGCG